CCGCATTCGAGTTCTTTGATAAAAGAATTTTTCAACCTATTAGTGTGGTTATTGCAGTTTTTGCTTTTGTTATCCTGTAATCCTTTTACCTAACGTTATAAACCTTTATCTCGCATCATTTCAAAGCCTCGGTTGTCGTGAAGCGGCTATACCAGTAGTTGTTGTCTGTCTCTGTCTTGCCGTCCTCGCTCTTCGTTGGAGCCACGGCTGTCGTCTTGATGATGTTCCATGTGATCTTCAAGCCGTTACCGTCCTGCTCATCGAAAGAAGGTGCTACGCTCATGCGTGTTACGGGAGCCTTGATGCCACGGGCACCCTTGTTCTTTGGGGTGACCTTGACGCTCATGTCGCCATCGACGACGTGCGTCTTGACTTTCTGCTCACCGCTTGCCTCTGCGTCAGCGATGCCCAGTGCCTGCAAAAGTTCCGGGGTAGGCTCGATGACGGTTGTCTCCAGCTGGAGGGTACCGTCGAGCTGCTCCATTGCTACGACCTCACCGCCCGATGCCGTCTCGGTGAGTGTGTCACCGTCGTTGGCTGTGAGCTGCGTGGACTGATTCTTGATCTTGCCGACGTCCGTGAGTGCGGATGCAAATGCGTCGTCCTCGCCTGTAGCTCCGAACTCGATTTTACACTTGCTCCATGCCATTATGATCTTGCTCATGTGGTTGTCTCCTTATTTGTTGTTCGTGTTTCCTGTTAATTGTTCTCTGCTGCTTTCGTTACTCGTTCAGCGTGATGCGCTTGAAGGTGAAGGTGAAGTTCACGAAATGCTCGGCTTTGCCCGGCACTGCGATGGCTGTTGGTGCTTGCGCCAAGTCGAAGAGGTAGTCCGTGTCCGCTCCATTGAGTTGGGTCAGAAGATCCTCCGCTTTCTCAGCTATCGCCTGTAGGCGAGCAGTGTCCGCCACCTTGTTTGGCAGACCGCAGTCGATGTCCTGCTCGTAGATGTTAAGCCTTGCTTTTCCCGTCTGTATCTGCCCGGCTGTGGCTCCCGACACGGTGAGGACTGCGTCCTCTGTCGTTGCGTCAGCTCCACGAACAGCTACGTCTCCACCGTCGCTTCCGGCTGTCTGCGGTGGATAAAACGTGCCCGTGATCGTCTTTCCGATGAAGGCTTCAAGTGCTTGATACATCTGCACTCCTATCGTTATCGTGCTTACCCGAGCCATCGTGTCCTTCTTTGTCCTTCGTTATTTCTTCTTCTTGCTTACGCCTGTTGCGACCCTTGGGTGTCCTGTTCCTCGCTCTGTTTGACCACCTTTGCGACCAGTGCTCTTATCTTTTCCTCAGCCATCTTCTCGCTGGTATCCAAAACGTCGAGGCTCATGGCTTCAACGTATGTTGCGTAGGGCATTCCTGCCACCATCACAAAAACGATACCTTGCTGGGGTTGTCCTGCCGCCACCTCGTTGAGGTACTCCATGCCTTTCTGCATTCCTTCAGCTCCATCGCCCTTGGCTCCGGCTGTTGCCTTCCACTGCCCTGCCTTGACGATTTCTCCGTCGTCGAGGATGCAATATCCGATGGAGCTCGTAAGGTTGCCCGTCCTAACCTTGTAAAGGTGAGCCGACCGTGCGTTGTTGAGGCATTCTTCTCCAATGTAGAAGAGCTTTGCGATTATCGCTTGCTTCTTCTGTTCTATCCGCTGGTTGATCCTGTTGCGGATGTCGGCTGCGTTTATGCTGGACTTGATTGGCATTTCTTCCCTGTTGCGAGCGTGTTTAAATGGTGATCTGCAAGGCTTGCGTGGCTTCAAGGAACACCACGCTCTGCACTTCGAATTCTCCGAGCTCTTTGTCCCGGTTGTCGGTAACCTTGACCTTCGTTGCGGTGAAGTCCTGCGGCTCGATTAGAATCGTTGCCTGCACCTGCTTGAAGTTGCCGTCTACGTACGTGCCTCTGCGGTCATCCTTGGATAAGCTGATGTTGCACGGTATCGGCTCGCTCCATGAAACGGAGGCAGGCTGTGGGATGCCGTGAAGCATTCCACCTCCTGTCTTTTGCTGTATTTGGATTGTGCCGTTAGCGATTATCATCAGAAATCCTCCCCAACGTATCCGACCTCGATTTCGGCTTCGTTTTGGTCGCCCAGCTCTGCCTTGATGCTTGCCGCCATCTGTGCGAAACGCTCACGCTCATCCTCTGAAAATGAATACGTGATTCCACCCTGCGTCACGTTCGGTGCTTTGGCAAGGAAAAGGTAGACGCCTGCCTCGCATCGCTTGAATTCGGGGGAGAGTCTCACCTCTTTGCTTGTCTCTGCTTTCTCTGCATCCATCCCTTCTGCGTCCATGATGTTTTCAATCACCGGCATCGGGACGGGGTAGTTGCTGAGTGCCTGTAACGCCTTGCTTACTTTCATTTTGTCTGTTGGGGTCTTTTAAGGGTCATGTTAACTTGTCTCTAAGCTGCTTCGGTGCTTACTCCTACGCAGCCTCTCCGTCGTTCCAGTCCGTTGCTGCCGTGTTCAGCAGGACGGTGCTCTTGCGGTGGATAGGTGCTGGCTGCACGTATGCCTCTGCAAGGGTTGTCTCGACCATCGGGTTCACGTCGCTGTAGCGTGTCACCTTGTAGTAGCTTGCGTAAGTCTGCAAAGCGTCGGTGTTCTCGACCATCGGTACGGGCTTGTAATAAGTCCAGCCGAGCTGGAGCGTCGGTGCCAGTGTCACCACGTTCACGTTCCACGGCTTGATCGTCTCCTGCGAGCCATCCTTGTGCTCGATGGTTACGTAGGTGTCGATCACCACGATTGTCGGGAAGTTGTGCTCTGCACGCTGCATGTAAGCGTTGATGCTCTGCAGGTTGATCATCTCTGCGCTAATCACGGAGAGGTCGTTCACCTGTGGGAAAAGGCGACGTGCCACTGCCTTCTGTGCGCAGAGGTCTTGGAACTTCGCTTTCTCCATGATGGCAAAGCGAGGCTTTGGCAGACCCTGCTTGGCGATCATGTCCTGCGCCTGTATCAGATCCTCGATGCCGTCTGCGTTCTCGTAATCCGTCCATACGACGTGCTTGGAGAGGACTTTGCCCTTGCTGTCCTTCTTGTCGCCAACGGAAACGCCTACGAAGTTGCCATCGGGAATCTTGAAGTCGATGATGTCGTCGGTTGCCATGTCTCCGTCGATGTTGCGCTTGTAGGTCTGCTTGCCGGAGCAGGCGATGCGCATTGCGTCGAGCTCGACACGTGCGTCCATTGCGTTGTTCACAAATGCGACGTCATCGTAAACGATGGATACCAGCTGTTCCTTCTCCTGCTGGTTCGTGGTGCTGGAGTCTGCTACAGCCTTGTCCTCGTTGTAGTTGTTGATGTCGACCTCGTCTTTGTCACGGCTGACTGAAATCTTGCCGAGCTTTCCGCTCCAAGAGCCGACCGTCTTACGGGTCTTTTTCGGTGCCTTGGTGTTGAAGGCAACACGGTCTGCTGCGACGGGGATGCCTTCGTCACCCTCGATGCCGTGAATATCAAAGCGACGGGTGTACTTCAACGGAAAAAAGGTAGCCCACAGGAATCCCTGCCCGGGCTGATAGGAGTTAACCTCCGCTTGGAATTCCTCGACGTTGATGTCGAAGAGCGGTGCGTTCATTGCCATATCTGTTGTTCCTTTTGTGTTTGTGTTGTTCTACTTATGTTGTTTGTCTCTTCGCTCAGACGAGCTTGATCATCGGGAGCAGTGCTGCCACCTCGGGTGCGATGTTGGCGGTCTCCTTGCGGATGTTGGCTCCGTTGATGAGGCGCACCTCTTGGTCGCCCGTGTTTGCATCATAGGCTGTGCCGAGGATATAATCCGGGGTTGCGAGCGGTTCTGCTGCGTCGGCTGATGCTGCCTTTGCTTGGTAGAGGACGGTGTCGGCATCGATAGCTATGCCCAGCTTGACGGTCACCACGTCGTAGTCCTCTGATGTTGTTGCGTCTACCTCGGTGCAGGCTACGCCCACCTTGCCATGGGCGATGACGTCTCCCTTCTGTACACCACTACCCTTTGCTACCTTGATTGTGGTGTCGGTTGTCTTGACCGCCTCTACGAGCCGGTATCCCTTGATGGGGATGAAGAGGTCGCTGTCACTTGCTTTTGCAACGGCTACCGTCTTGGGGATGTCTGTAGTCTGCCCCTTGAGCATGCCGCCACCGGGCTTCTCTGCAAAGATTTGCTCGAAGTATACGGGCTGCGGCTTGGCTGCTGGTGTGTACTTGAAATTGCGTTCCATGTTTTTGCTGCCTTTTTGGGGTTGTTGTTTGTGTTGTTAATCTCGTTACTGCTGCGTCATTCCTGCTGCGGCTGGAGTCTGTCCGGCTCCCGTCTGCGGCTGTGGTGCTGCAAACTCTGGGTTCTGCTGCATCTGCGGAACTCCTGCGATGGTGCTGTAGACTGTTCCAGCCATGTGCTGCTTCTGTCTTGCCATGTAACGTTGGAATTCCGGGGAGAGTCCCTTGTTTGCAGATCTGCTTCCGCCAAGTGGAGGTGTTGCGCCTCGGTGCTGTGGCTGGTTTCCTGCGGCTGGTGCTGCACCGCCAGCTCCTGCGGCTGGTGTCTCTGCGGCACCTCCGTTAGGCAGTGCCTTCAGTTCCTCGGTGACCTGTGGGGTCATTTCCTCGAGCCATTCATTGAAGTCATTGTCGTCCTTGAAGCTGAGCCTGTCAAAATTGCGCAAGTAACGGTTCTTCACTTTCTCGTCCACGCCTTCAAAGAGTTCCTCGTACTGCTGGCGACGTGTCTTTGCGGTGCGCTCTTGCTGCATCCCCTTGATTGTCCCGGTGAGCGTCGAGACCGTCTCGGTTAATGCGGCAATCTGTGCCTCCAGTTTGGACACGTGCTTGCGTGCTCTGCCATTCTTCGATGGTGTCGGGGTCGGTGTACCTCCGTCTCCTTCATCGTCATCGTCATCGTCGTCACCATCACCGTCTCCGTCTGCAGGTGGAGTCGGCTCTGCTGGCTTGAATGGCTTTCCGTCTTTGATGTGGTACTTCTGCTCGTAGTCATTCACTGCGTTTTTGGTCGCTGCCTGTGCGCTACGGTCGCTTTCCTGCTGGATGAAGTCCATCATCGTCACTCCGTCGACTGCGTCCTGTACCTCATCCTCGCTCTTCACGGACTTTGCGAGCTTTCTCGCCATCCGGGTTAAAATACGTGCGTCAACTCCTTTGTACTTCGTGGTTAACGCATCCAAAATCTGCTTAAACATGCGCTGCGTTGTTTATGTTTGTGTTGTGTCTCGCACCCTCTGTGGTGCGGCTCGATTGTTTTCAAGCCCAAATTTACAAGTAAATTTTCAAACTTGA